CGTTTTCTGGTACTCCAAGCTCCTGAGAGAGCAAAGAGATTCTGAGTGCATCAGGCTTCTGTGTACCTGCCAACCAACAGCGTACAGTTGTTGGATGTACCTTGCAAATGTCAGCCATCCGCTTAATCCACTCTGTTTTTGGAGCCACCACCTTTTGAGCTGGCAGCTTGTCATAGATTTTTCTGAATGTACTTTTTTTCATTTTTTACTCGGTTAATTATGTTTGGCAAACACATTTTCGCTATATTTGCACCACTATTTCAAGTATCACGATGCAAATATAAGCATTTATTTGATTATATAAGCAAATAATTTGTGATATTTTTTATAGAAAAAATTTAAGGATTATGAAAGTGTTTGATTTTAAGCGATTTAGGCAAGAAAAAAAATTCACTCAGGTTGAAGCTGCTGAGCTTCTTTCGTGTGCTCAATCATTTATTTCAGCTGTAGAAAGTGGTAAAAGACGGATGCCACAGCAAATGATTGATATTTTAGAATCAAAATATGGTGATACTGATAGTTATATAACCAATGAAGTTCAGGATATACTTATAAAGGATGTTGCACCAGAAGATATATTATTGGCTGGAGCAGATGCCTTTTCACGCCAGGTAGTACAAATGATGAATGATAAACTGATCGCTCCTTATGGTATGTTATCAGAAAAAGATAAGGAGATAGAAAAGTTAAATAGAAAGATCGGCAAACTGGAGGCAGAATTGGAAGCTGCCAAAAAGGGGAATGCCCAGCAGGGAGGCAATGCAATATGTGCAGATGTAGGCTAATTTTTAATAAAAAACTACCACTATATTAAAAATGATAATTTTAATAATAGTTTTTCTGTTTTGCCTTTGCATTGCAATCTTAATAGCTTCAACGAAAAAAGAACAGCCAGAGGAGCCTGTTTTCTTAGATAGTAAACCTATCAAAAGAAAAAAAACAAAGGTGCAATCTTATGAGAGGCAACAAAAGAAGATGAGCAAAAAGAAATACCTATCTGAGCATTCCGAATATGTTTACATAACCACGCCAGAGGCTAAGGATATTGTAGGCATAGAAGATCAAGAGTTGATAGATAACATTCTGACTGCAATACTCAATGGAGATAACACAGTAAAAGTAAAAAGAGAAACATATAATAAAATCAGAAATGGAAAGATACTACAGAATGGTAATCAACCTCTACAAAGAGGCAATTAAAGAAAATTACCAGGTAAATTCTGAGAGGATCCTGGAAATTCAGAGAGAGATAGCAACAGCTTCTACAGAGGCACGAATCAAGGGTAATTCAGATCGTGAACTCCAGGAGCTGCTAAACGATTTACAACCATTAAAAGAATTGCCAGCATGAGAAAGATATTATTTGTATTAGTAGCACTACTAATGGTAGGCTGCTCTAAAGACAACGACACCCTGGTATCAATACAAAACCTCAGTGGAAAAGACTGGTACGACACACAGATCTGGTTTATGGAAAATGAGGATAATTTAGAGGGTTACACGGAGGTTGGAACAGTTAGCATAGGTGAAACCTGTGTAGTAGAAACAGGCTGCTCTATGCTCTATGTTTACGCAAAGGATTCAAACGGTAAACTGATTATGTCAAAGCCGAAATATACAGGCACATCAGTTATTGTAAGAGAAACAGATTTATACTAATGAATACAGCAGTTAGTAAACAAATTATGGAACGCTTCTATAGTGCCCTGGATGCCATTATAGAGAGCAAAAAGATCAGAGGCGTAAACACCTACTGTAGGCTGTACGAAATAGACAGGAGAAACTTTATCGCCCAGAGAAAAGATCTTGATCGTGGCTGGTTTCAGGTTTCCTGGTTGCAACCTATGGTAAGGGAGTACGGAGTAAGTGCCAGATGGCTTCTTACTGGAGCTGGAAAAATGTTCGCAAAGGACTAACAACAAGAAAGGCGGTACCATATTTCAGGTATCGCCTTTTTCTATCTTTCCCCCACACCCCCTATCTATATACTTATACTATAACCTTATTATATATTTATTCTTATATATATATTATAGTATATATGTATAGCAGCTCAAAACTTTTGCTTAGGCAAAATGGGTGCTTTTGCTTAGGCAAAACTATATTCAAACCAGATAAAGCCATTACTGATTATCAACACTTTACAAATTTTTGCTTAGGCAAATGATATACTTTTGCTTAGGCAAAACGCAAAACAGGCATTTTTACCAGTATGCCACTACTGATTTTCAGTGAGTTATAAAAATTTGCTTAGGCAAAACACACCTATTTGCTTAGGCAAAATCATTTTGCTTAACCATTTGCTTAGGCAAATTTCCGTAAATAGCTGATAATCAGCGAAAGTTTATATTTTATCCGTTTGCTACTTGTTTTGCTTAGGCAAAATTACACACATAGCCTACACTGATTTTCAATATATTACAGAATTTTGCTTAGGCAAATTCTTATTTTTGCTTAGGCAAATATACTGGCTCCTCTACTTTACCAAGTGAAAGCTGTACCAGATCCATCACTTTCCTGTTTGCCTTATCAATAGGATCCCAGGATTTGCGTATATACATATCTGTTACCCTCATTGAATCATCCACATGGTTAAGGGCAGCGTGTACGGTGTACTTATCCACCTCTGCATCATTAAGAGCTATGGTAGCCCAGGAATGCCTGGCAGCGTAAAACTCCAGATCATCCACACCAATAAGCTCACCGATCTTTTTAAGCCCCTTGTTAATGGCAGCACTCAGCGTATCTAAACTGGAGTACATCTTATAGAACTTGAACACCCTTTCACCAGATGGATCCCTATACTTATCTACCAGTGCCTGGATCTCTGGCTCTATCTTGATGGAGATCTCAGCCTTATCCACACGCCTCTCCTTTGTCTTTGTTCTCTGGTAGGTGATCCTGCCATCCTTGCAGTCCGTACAATTATACAGGTCTATAGCGTTTATACCAACCAGGCAGAAGCTCAGCAGAAACATATCCCTGGCAAAGTTGAATCTATTGGTACCTGGTTGCATGATCATTGAATACTCCAGGTTAGCAATCGCCTGGATCTGCTCTATAGTCAAAGCTCGTTTCCTGGGAGCTGGCAGCTTTGGAAAATCAATATGGTTGAATGGAGAGTTTGGAATCCTGATAATACCAGCATCCTCATCGTTGAACTCCTTTTTAGCTCGGTTATGAATCGCCCTCAATCTATTAAGGTAGTTGTGCTGTACATAACCTCTGGTAACATTTGGCTGCTTACCGATCCAGGCTATCCAGTCATTCAGGAACTTTACCGTAATTTCTGAGATCATTACTTTCTCCCTGCCCACGAACTTTACCAGCGATCTGATTGCAGTGATATAGCTGGCAGCATTGCCACTATGCCCAGAGGCTTTCAGCCCCTCAATCACTTTCCAGGTGTACGCCACTATATCCAGCTCAAACCTTTCATTCTGATCTGAGGTAATAAGATCCACCACTTGCTCCACGCTCATAGTCTTTAGCCTCTCACCGACACGATCACACCGATCACGATACTTTCTTATAAGATCATCGGTCAGGTCTATATACTTTTGATTTTTCAGTTTCAGGGAGCGTGTAAGATCCTCCTTACTCACATACCATACTGTAGCCAGATACTTTTTCCGTTTGTTCTGGGTTACTCTGATCTTAATGTTATAGGTGCCATCCTCCCTTTTCTGGTGAGCATACACCTCCGCTTTGAATGTAGCCATCTGCTTCTGTAGAACTATTGTAGAACTTTTCACCGCAAAGATAGCGGATTTTTGCGGATTTTGCGGAACAAAAAAGCCCACACTTTGAAAGTGTGAGCTGAAAAAGTAGCTCCGATGAGAATCGAACTCATATCCCAGGTTTAGGAAACCTGTGTTCTATCCGTTGAACTACAGAGCCTTACAAATTTTTCTTTTACTTTTCTGTGTGCCCCAGAGTTTTTTGGCAGAGAAAATCCCCTTTTCACCAGGTTAAGTGTTTAGGAAACCTGTGTTCTATCCGTTGAACTACAGAGCCTTACATATTTTTCTTTTCGTTTTTGTGTGCCCCAGAGTTTTTTGGTCTTAGAAAATCACCTATTCACCAGGTTAAGTGTTTAGGAAGAACGAGGCTTTCACCCGGCAGCTGCCCTAAGGGGAAGAAGCAACGTGCCCCTAACACATATATCCATTGTTTGCATTTCATTATCATAAAGCAGGTATCCTGTTGAGGAGCTATTTTCTCACGGTACTTAC